CCTCTTACCACCATTGTGTAATTAGCAGGAGCAAACTCCATTGAGCCACTCGCTGTGGTAGTTATTCCGCTTAAAACTGGAGTTGTCAGAGTAGGTGTTGTGTTTAAAACGACCGAACCTGTTCCGGTTTTTGATGTGACACCTGTGCCGCCATTTGCAGGCACTAATGTTCCAGCAAGTGTAATATTCCCTGATGTGGTTATTGGGCCTCCACTCGTTGTAAGACCCGTAGTACCGCCTGCAACTCCTATACTTGTAACTGTGCCGCCAGCATCGCTTTGTTCCGGCGCAGATACCCAGACAGACCCGTTAGATTTCAATACGTTTCCAGAGGTTCCTACGGCAGTTAGCCCAGTACCGCCATTGCTGGAAGGTAAAGTTCCGGTAACTTGCGAGGCAAGGTTTATAGAAGTAGCTGTAGGAGCTACTGCTGACCATGAAGAACCTGAATAAACCTTCATAGAATCTGATGTAGTATTGAAGTACAAAGCACCTGTTAATAGCGCATTGCCATCATTATCTACAGTAGGGTCAGATGATTTATCGCCTAAGTAGCGGTCATCAAAGTTATCGTAAGTTGTGGCCGCTGCCGCTGCAGAACTAGCTGACGCTGAAGCCGAGTTACCAGAAGCAGTTGCAGAAGTAGCTGCACCACTAGCAGAGGTAGAAGCATTAGACGCAGAAGTAGCCGCTGCTGATGCAGAAGTAGCCGCTGAAGTGGCGCTGCCTAATATACCATCTACATAGCCTTTTGTTGTTGAATCGGCAGCAGCTGTAGGTGTAGCAAGACCAGTGATCTTGTTATTACCCATCGCAATAGCACCAGACATAGTACCACCCGCGAGTGGTAGTCCTGTGGTGTCTGCTGCGTCAACGTAGGCTTTAGTAGCTGCGTCTTGTGCGTTAGTAGGATTAGCTAGACTTGCAATCTTATTTGAACCTAACGACAACTGGCCTGACATTGTACCACCAGCAAGCGGCAGTTTAGTAGCAATGCTGTTAGTAACTGTTGTGTGGAAGGCTGCGTCATCATCTAATGCAGCAGCTAGTTCGTTTAGAGTGTCTAATGCGGCAGGAGCGCCAGCAATTAATGATGTAATCAAGCCATCTGCATAGCCTTTAGTTACAGCGTCTGTAGCAGCTTGAGGTGTACCTATGTCAGTAAGCCTTGCTGCGTTAAAGTCTACAGTACCTGTAAGGGCTAAGTTATGTAAAGAAGTTGTTCCAGAGGTTGCGTTTACATTACCAGTCAAGTTTCCTGTTACGTTGCCTGTTACGTTGCCAGATACATTTCCTGTAAGATTGCCTGCTACAGCTCCTGTTAAGCTGCCTGCAAAGCCAGTGTTTGCTGTAATAACTGAACCTGTAATCGCAAGGGGACTAGAAGCTCCTATAATAATTCCATTTACTGAACCGCCAGTTATGACTGCGTTGCTTGAAGCAAGCGTGCCATTAGCTGTAAGTGTGCCTGTAACGGTAACAGTAGGTGTTGTAATAGAAGACGGATTAGTGCCTAGTTCAACAATGGCAGTAGATGCGTTCTCTGTATATATTCGTTTGTCTGTTACGTTGACCGCAAGTTCGCCTTGAACCAAGTCACTCGTAGTTGGTACGTCATTTGCGGTAGAGCTATTCTTGGTTACTATGACTGTCATGTTCTTGTCCTATCACCTAGTTTAGTCATTCTGGGGTCTTTTGATATACTCATAAAAAGAGAGAGGTAGCTCCTAAGAACTACCCCTCGATTCCTATTTAGGCGTTTACGTTTAAGATAAAAGCAGAATCAGGACGCATTGTCTTAACTCCGTACAGTTGGTCAGCAGTATACAGGTTAGCAAGCCATTCTTGCTTATACTGTGTCTGCGAACGAACACCCATTTGCTCTGCTAACACAAAAGTATCTTTGTGGATAAGTAGAGCAGCTTTTAATGCACCGCCAGCAGCGTTATTGGCAGCTGTTTCAGAAACAGTGCAATTGGTAGATACAAATACGTCAATGCCGTACAAGTTACCAATCTTACCATTCTGTACAGGCTGACCGCCTACGAAGTCAGAAGATACATAACGCTCAACACCCATAATTGCATTACGCAACGAAGGTGGTATTACAAAGCAACGATTGTCAAAAGGAACGTCTGCATCGTCCATCTTTTGAATCAAGTCACGAAACGCAGCGTCTGTAAATACATCAGTTGTTGTTACAGTATCAACAGCGTAAGCTGTTAAGCCTGTTGTTGCGTCAACGTAAAAAGAAGCTGTATTGACATAGTTGCCAGTGTTGTTACCTAGCGATGTTGCTAGACCATGTAGGTCTGAGTCTACTTGACGAGCCAGTGCATAACCCGCATCGCCTGTGTAGAACTGACGTAGTGAGCTTAGTGCTTGAGTTTCAGTGATGTCTTCAATAAGACGTGAATACTCAAAGTGCTTGTCAATCAACACAGCTACGTTTGCTTCAGTGTTGCCTTGAATACTAACGGCAGTTCCTGATGCTTTAGCTGTTGCAGCGCCACGAATAGGAGCAGGGACGTTGATAGTATCGCCTTTCTTTCCTTGCATTCCCATTTTCTTAACTAGGTTAGCAAGAACTAAACTCTTTTCGTATGCTGCTCTAACTTCATCTGACCAGATTTCTGGTATAAATGTTGCTGCTTTGGTGTTATTTACAACACCGCCTTGTAGTGGATATACTGAAGTAGTCATCTTATTTCTTCCTTAATTTATTTAATCATTTAACACGACCCTCCTGATAAGCTAACATTATCTCATCCGATAACGCCTCGTATCTATTAGGGTCAGTTTTCATTAGTTTAATAATGTCTGCACGTCTAAAGACTTTCTTACTAGTCATTGGTGATCCTGAAGCTCCTCCAGTAGATGCGTTCTTAACTGAAGCATTTCTACTAGACTTTTCAGCGTTTACAGTTTGGCCTATCAATGCTTTACGATCTTTCCACAGGCTAAATATTTCATCAGCTGCTTCATAATCAAAGTCTCGATCTGCTTGTTGCAATAGTTTAGTTCTAAATGGACTCTCACCTACCCAACTAACAAAAGAAGCGTCCTGCAGTACATCAGCTATGTCTGGATGTTTATCCTTTAAAATAGCTTGAGCAGTTGTCTTCTTCATATCCGTAGAAGTTCTTTGAGCTTCACGGACAGCGGGATGGTTATCTATTGCTTTCTGTATTGCCTTCTCAGGGTCAGAAAAGTAATCAACCTCTTCGTCTACAGGTGTTTCTTTTGTTGAGGATTGCGACATTACAAATTCATCAACGACCTTGCGTAGTTCACCTACCTCTCCACTTTGACGACCCAGCATACGCTCAGCCTCTTGGTGCATTTGAACAAGTTCCGCAGGACTTTTATTGCGATACTTATCAGGTACGTTATCTTCTTCACTAGGTTGCTCTTGCGAGGCTAGTTCTAAATCTTCTACAGTGCCATCTTCTACTTGTACGTCATCTTCTTGGTCTATCAGTGTAGCCATTATTAAAGCTCCGTGATTAAATCATTATGGAGATTGAGTGACTTGTGAGGCTCTTACGAGTTCTCCTCACGGCGTTCACGCTTAATTTGATAATCTCTATTCTTTGCCCATTGCATAGTCGATCTCGGAAAATCTCCCGAAAGCGGGTTTAAAGAGCTTTGAACAGCGGATACCATCTTAGTCGCTATTTTATCACACATTGAACACTCTGTTTTTCCTATAAACTCGTCAATGTATTCCTCAGTGACGTGTCCAGCGGAGCAGCGGAATTCGTAGATACGTCTAGTCATCTTGTGTTTCCTCTAGGACATCTAACGCTTGATCTACTGAATTAGGCAGATTAAGTATTAAATTTGCTATATTTAGCTGTCCCTTCTTATAATAAAGGTCTTCAACGCCTTTAACGGCATCTAACCCCTCTATAGCTTCTGCTAGAATACTTATCTCTTTATGGACGTTTTTCCAGCCTTCTGTGAGCAACATATCTTGTATTTGCTCATAATGTAATATATCTGCCTCATTCATATTGTTTTCCCTTGTTAGGACAATACTGCTTGACTTCACATAGCAAATGTGATATAGCTCAGGACTATACCACAGTATGAGCTAAATGTCAAGCCTTTTTTAATCTTTCTTTCTTTACAGCCTTAGAGCCACAACAGTCTTTAGCGGCTAAAGCCTCTTCAAGCCTTAGTATACGCTTTTCCATAGTACTATAAGACTCATTAACCTGCTCTATAACACTCTGTAGCTCTTGGTTACTGACCACGATTAGTCTCCTTAGACGCTGCTAGTCCTAGTTTCTTCTCATCAAGTGCAAAAGTTGCTAGTCTCATACGTTTCTCAAAGTCTTTATCGTCATCAGTAGCTGATACACTGGATGCTACAGCCTTAATACGATCTGTTTCAAGTTCTACAGGGATGCCTCTGCCCTCAAGCTCAATCTTCTTAGCCCTAGAGTTAGACTCGTTAGCCTGTGCTGTAAGAGCTGCTGTCTGACTGTTCTTAAACGCCCTATCCTCTTCTGCAATAGCCTGCTGCATTTTTTGCTGCTCTGGGTCTGGCTGTTGAGCTTGAACCATAGTCTCTATAAGGTCTTCTCGATTAGTGATGTTCATGTTGTCAATAACTGACTGTAGTATGATAGGGTATACAGGGCTGTCTTGTGGCATTGTCTGTAGCAGTTGTACTAACTGAGCTACTTCATACTCACGAGCAACAATACCTAGCGTACTTGTGGCTATAAACTTATAATCACTAACAGGAAACAACTCTGGCTCAAACTGCATGTAACGCCACGCTGCCTTCTGAGTAAAAGGTATAAGAAATGACTCTTGAAAGTTGACTAGTGTGCGTTTTTGACGTTTAATTACTCCTCCAAGGCTCATAGAGCTGCCTGCTGACGTTGTACCACCACCATTCATAGCCTGCTGAGCTGTGTCTACACTGCCCGTAGCGGCCTGTACCATGCGTTGTAGTGCGTCTGCTTGAGCAAAGGTGATCTGATTAACCTGTCCAAAGTTAAAAGGGTGTAGCACTTCGGCAGGGTTTCCGTTAGTTAGAAGGAGTTTACCTGCCTTTACTTCTGGCTTAGACCCACGAGGCATCCTTGTAGCGTCCATAGCCATCATTGGATGCACTGTTAGGGCTAGGGCATCAATACGAGCGCGAAGCTCAGCATCGAGCGCTTTCTGGCTGTTATAGCCCTTCTCACACACGCCCATGCCCCAGAAACGATTAGGCACGACATCCCAAGGGAATGCTACAACAGGGCGGTCTTGCATCATGTAGGGGGTTGCTTCAGCTTTTAGCAGAGTACCGCCATTAGCAATAACAACAATAGCCTCTACATAGTAAGAATCTCTGCCCTCGTCATCCTCTTCACTATCAAAATTAACAATCTCTTCGTCCTCAGAGTCAAAGGCATTCTCTAATAGCTGTCTAGGAACTAGACCATAATACTTAGTCAGCCTAACCTTGTTATCTGGCTGCTGAGATAGCTCTGCGTCTGGTTCTATTTCTAAATCAGAGTAAGCGGTTCCTATGTGGGCTTTCTTGTATACACCCTCTTCCTGTAGTTGATCTACAGAGTGTGTAGATACAAA